GAAATATTTAATAAACCATTCGCCGCTATTAATGACGGCGATGCAGCAAGATCGTTCGAAACATCAGTAAAAGAACAAGCACATAAAAATGACTATGTCTTGTACCATGTCGGCGCATATGACGACAATGCTGGAACGCTACAGGCCAATAAAATCCCTATCAAAATCAAATCGGGATTTGATATACAAACAACTCAAGTAAGTTCTATAACACCAGAAATGCAACGCTCAGACCTTAAATAATTCTAAGCGTACAACCTGAGCAAAATACGCTAGTTGTAAAACTGCTCCAACCTAAAATAGGAATAAAATCATGCAATCAGTAATGACACATAACTTTTCACAAATACCAACTATCGAAGCACCACGGTCTCAATTCGATCGGTCCCATGGACACAAATTTACCATGGATGCCGGATGGCTAGTCCCTTTCTATTGGGACGATGTACTTCCCGGCGATACATTTAACCTTCAAACACATGCATTCGCTCGATTAGCTTCACCACTATTTCCGATCATGGATAATATGTTTATTGATACTCACTTCTTCTTTGTGCCGTATCGCATAATTTGGGATAATTCACGCAAGTTTTTCGGTGAACAAACAAACCCAGCTGATTCAATCGATTATCAAATACCTGTATTAAGCGGTACTGTTGCATCATTAGGTGATACAGCATTATCTACAGCAAACGAACGCATTTCCTCATTAATGAATTATATGGGTGTACCGTATGGTATTACACCAACTGACGTTAGTATCAGTGCTTTACCATTTCGTGCATATTCACGAATATTTTCGGAATGGTTTAGAGATCAGAATTTAATAGATTCAACAAATTTAAAAACAGATGATGGCCCAGACTTTTTCTCAGGTTCAGTATCAAGAGTAATGCTCGAAAGACGTGGTAAAAGACACGATTATTTCACTTCGTGTTTACCCTGGCCACAAAAAGGTGATGCAGTAAGTATTCCATTAGGAACATCAGCACCAGTGGTCGCAACAACATCAAACTTACCAACATTTGAAGCGAAAACTAATCCTGCTGGAGTTGCCCGGGCTATGACCGGAGCAAATTCATTAGTAAGCAATTTCAATTCTACTATGACAACATCAGGAACTTCTGTAATTGGATGGACTGACCCGTCACTAGAAGCTGATTTAACTTCAGCTATCGCACCAACAGTAAACGATCTACGCGAAGCGTTTCAGGTTCAAAAACTACTCGAACGCGATGCACGAGCTGGCACTCGTTATCCAGAATTACTAAAAAATCATTTTGGAGTATCATTTTATGATTTATCATATCGTCCTGAATATCTCGGTGGTGGCTCTTCTCCTGTCAATGTCTCTCCAATATCTCAACAATCTCAAAACTCTCTTGTCGGAACTACAACCGGACTCGGCGTCGGCGATCTTGCCGCCATGGGCACCGCATCAGTAAGCGGTCACGGCTTTTCAAAATCATTCCAAGAGCATGGAATTGTAATGGGAATTATGTCAGTACGTGCTGATCTAACATATCAAAAAGGCCTGAGACGAGAACTATCTAAATCAACTCGTTATGATATGTACTGGCCTACGCTCGCCCATCTGGGTGAACAAGCAGTCTTAAACAAAGAAATATTCTGTGACGGCACCGCTAACGATGATCTAGTTTTCGGTTATCAAGAAAGATACGCCGAATACAGATATAAACCATCTCAAATATCCGGTCTATTTCAATCAGACGCAACAGGTTCATTAGATGCATGGCATTTATCACAGGACTTTACAACGCTACCTACTCTCGGACAAACATTCATCGAAGAAAATCCACCAATAGATCGGTGCATACAAGTACCGACGGAACCTCACTTCATAGTGGATACATATATTAAACTTAAATGCGCTCGTCCTCTGCCTACTTATGGCACGCCCGGCATGATCGATCATTTCTAATGAGTGCCTGGACAGATTTAAGAGATCTCAGCACTGGTAAAACTGCCGTAAATTTAATCGGCGGTGCATGGGATGATTTCACTGGCGTCTCACAAGTTGAGGATGTAAATAAAACAAATAAGGAAATCTCAAGCGGTCGCAACGTATTCGAAGCGGCAGAAGCAACAAAAGCAAGGGAACATAGCACAAGCGAAGCACTAAGAAATCGCGAATTTCAACGGCAGGAAATCGCTAAACAATTAGACTTTCAGGAGCGATTATCTAATTCGGCGGTAAGCCGTAGAATGCAAGACTTAAAACAATCAGGAATAAACCCATTGCTAGCCGGAAAATTTGACGCAAGCAGCCCTGCCGGGGCAGCAGCCAGTGGATCACAAGGCCCATCAGCATCAGCAAAAGGAATGCAAATTCCATCAGTACAAAAGCCCTCCGGGGCGCAACAAATAAATAGTGGTCTTGACCTTATGCAAAAGTTTAAAAATTTGCAACAAACCCAGGCATCTATTCAACAAACAAACGCTTCAACAGCAAAAACTAACATCGACGCAGGAGTAAAAAAACCAATGTCGTCATTAATGACCGATGTTGACGCAGGCTATAAAGGCCTAAAAAAACAATATCAAAAAGTCGAAGGTGAAATTGGCTCTATGCTAGGTAATAGTGCCAAAGCCGTAGACAATAAAGCTCAAAATGTATTTGAATTTTTCAAATCAGGAAAATTTAAACAAAAACTTGGCGAAGCTACAACAAATCCTAACTTAAATTCTCCTTTCTATAAGAGGCCATAACAAATGTCTTTCTACAAAACAGACCAAAACAACGAAGTAATTCGTAACAGAATCGAATATACACAACCCGACGATGAAGTCATTCGAGTCGAACAATCTCATAAAGACGAAGTCGATATAAACAACATCGTTAAACGTCATGGGCTTGACTTAATACAAAAAACGGCAGCCCTTCAAACGTTCACATACGATGATAATCCAAACAACGACTTCTCAGAAATAATGAACGCCGTAATTAAGGCGTCTAAATCATTCGATTCAATACCGTCAGATATTCGCAAGCAATTCGACAATAATCCGGCTAAATTCATGGATTTTATATACAATCCAGAAAATGCCGATCAAATGGTGGAAATGGGCTTAAAAGAGCCCCCTAAACCACCTACGCCACCCGTAGAGGTGCGCATAACTAATCCAGAGACTCCCCCCGAGGCCTAATCCTCTAAGGCTGGATACTAGAAGCCCGCTCAATCGCGGGCTTCTTTTCGCCCGCTATTTAGCGGGCTCCCCGTCGGGAGACTGCTCCATTTCAAGGAGCAATGTTACAGTCCTACACTTGATCTAACTGTAACAACTGGTCCCTAATATAAAATAGGGGCCAGAAACAAAAAAAACGCTTGCAAAGCGTAACAATTGTGTTATACTTAACACATGAACAAAAACATACTATCAAAAGAGAATATCGAGCAAGAAATTGCCGATCTACTTAAAACAAAAGAAATTTATAAAAAAGAAACCGCAAAAATGCGTACTAGACTTTCACGTCTTAAAAAATTACTATTGGTAATAGAACTATATGAACAAAATACTGCAATGGAGAAATTAAATGAAAAAACGATACAAAATGAGCAGTAAAGGCTCAAAAAAGAAATTCCGTAAAAATGCTGGTACTAATAAAATGAATACTCGTCCACGGTCACAACGCGGCGGTACTAGGCTATGAGACATATCGGTCAACATATGAACCAAAAAATAGCAATCTATATAAAACATGGTAAAAGGAGCTTTTTACTTAAACCCACAATGGAGTTCTTATGGCGTGCTTCCATCCATTACAGGCCTTTCGAGACTCTTCAGGGCAAATAAGATTCGATGAAAAAACCAACGGTGACCCACTACAGCTACCATGTGGACAATGCCTCGGCTGTCGCCTTGAACATTCAAGACAGTGGGCTATGCGTTGTGTACACGAAGCATCACTTCATCAAGATAATGTCTTTATAACTTTAACTTACAATGATGAAAATATTCCCCTCGACGGTTCCCTTCTCAAATCTGACTTTCAGAAATTCATCAGGAAACTACGAAAAGCCGAACGACCGAAAAAGATACGATATTTTCATTGTGGGGAATACGGCGATAACACTAACCGTCCCCACTACCATGCCATTCTCTTCGGATTCAACTTCGATGATTGGCTCTATCTTCACGACTCTAACAGCGGTAACCCTATATACACGTCGCCGACTCTCGAAAAAATATGGGCAAAAGGATTCGTAACTGTGGGTACTGTCACCTTCGAAAGTGCTGCTTATATTGCCCGTTATGTCATAAAAAAACTAAACGGCCCACTAAAAGATCAGGTAAACAAAAAAACCGGTTTAAAACCATATGAACGTTATCATCCTTTCACTGGTGAAATTATTTCAGTTTTGCCTGAGTACTGCACAATGTCCCGTCGTCCTGGCATTGGTCGTGATTGGATTGCTAATTACACACGAGATGTATTCCCAAAAGATTTCACAACAATCAGAGGCATGCGAATGCAGCCCCCAAAATACTACGACAGATACCTCAAAGAAATCGACCCAGAAATGTACGACGATATTAAAGCCGGACGAAAACTCACGGCTTATCAATCCGATGAGAATACGCGCGAACGCTTATCGGCTCGAGAAACTGTAAAGAAGGCGCAAAATAATCAATTAACTAGGAGTCTCTAAAAATGATCACTAATCTATACTCAATATACGATTCAATTGCTGAAATATTTAATAAACCATTCGCCGCTATTAATGACGGCGATGCAGCAAGATCGTTCGAAACATCAGTAAAAGAACAAGCACATAAAAATGACTATGTC